ATGGTTTAAAGATCCTAACTTAGAAGAAATGGGTCGTAAGTATTGGAAAAAACGCAGTTACCTGTTCCAAGGGTTTGTACGTGAGAATCCACTCAGTGATGACAAAACTCCAAGTAATCCAATTCGTAGATTTGTTATTAGCCCACAGATCTTTAACTTGATCAAGAACGCACTAATGGATCCAGACATGGAAAACCTACCAACTGACTATCAGTCTGGTCTTGATTTTAACATTAAGAAAACTTCAAAAGGTGGTTACGCAGACTACAACACCAGTACATGGGCACGTAAAGAAACTGCTCTTAACGCTGACGAAACTGCAGCCATCGAACAGTTTGGTTTATATAATCTAGCAGACTTCTTACCTAAGAAGCCCAGCGAAGTAGAACTCAAAGTTATCAAAGAGATGTTTGAAGCGTCAGTAGATGGTCAACCATATGACGCAGATCGTTGGGCTGCTTACTACAAACCATATGGCTTAGAGGTAAAGGGTGGCGCAACTCCAGCACCGGCAGTGGCCGACATTGACGAGGATACACCGATCCTACCAGCAAAAGCTCAAGGGTATGTTGCACCAAATTCAGGTGCTGTAGCCGCTGACGAGGATGAAGCTCCAGCCCCTACTGCCCCGGTACAGGCCGCACCTGCTAAACCTTCAAGCCAAAAAGCTGAAGACATTTTGGCGATGATTAGAAACCGTAAATCTACAACTTAATTTGTAGATGCTTGTGTCAGCAGGGGTAACGGTCCCCTGCTTTTATACCATCATACCATCATGCTATCATATTTAGATCCAATATTATTTCCTGATCAGTATAAGATATATGAATTGACCCCAAATCAGTTTGTATATCCTATATATAAAAATGCCAGCAGTACAATTTCAAAAGTTTCAATAAGAGAAGTTCCCTACTACCAACACACAGATATAAAGACTATTGAGGTATACCTACGTGAACCTTTTGATCGTTATGTAAGTGGTGTGCAGACTTATCTAAAGCATCGCCCCGAACTTGACAGAGAAACGGCATTAAAGTTTATAGAAGAGTTTTTATTTTTAAACAGTCATTTTAGTCTACAGTTCCATTGGCTGGTAAATTTATCCCGTCATACTGATGCTTGGATGTATTTTAGACATATAAATGAATTAAAAGATACAACAAGTCAAGTTTGGAATGTATTGAGTCGGGATCAAATACTATTAGATCGTTTTAACAAAAACAACAAACTACACTATTATTTGATGTTAGACAAAGTTTTATATGAAGATTTTATGGGACAAACCGCAAGTTTTCATCAGATATGTACACACGTGCAACACAAATATCCAGCACTATATAAAGAAGTAATTCAAAGAAGTAAAGACTTATGTGGTGCCCTAGGCTAGAACATTTTGTTAGATTCAATCCTAATGGCACCGTTAGTCGTTGTGGCCATATGGTTGATGCACCCAAATTCCAAAGCCTTACTGAAATGGAACATAGTCCTTGGTTACAAAATTTAAAAGCAGAAATGCTGAATGACATCTGGCCCCGAGAATGTGTAAGGTGCCAAGAGACTGAGCAAGAGACAGGTACAAGTATCCGACTCCACGCTTGGGAGTTTCATAAAGAGCAAACTCGTAAGGACTATTTAATTGTAGGAGGAGTCTTAGACAATACCTGCAATAGTGCCTGTATGACCTGTAATGAACAATTGAGTACAAAGATAGGAAGTTTAAAAAGTCGCCAATTCCCTATAGTGGATAACTCTGATAAGTTTTGGAACCTACCGCTGGAGCGAATAGAGCATTTAGATATAAACGGTGGTGAACCCAGTTACAGTAAAAAATATAAACACATATTAGCTAACTTGCCATCAAATATTAAAAGTGTCAGACTTAATACAAACTGTAGTACAATACTACAAGAATTATTGCCCATTATATATCGCGGCATCAAAGTAACTGTAACAGTTAGTTTTGACGGTATAGGTGAAGTACATGACTTTATACGTTGGCCTATTAGGTGGGACGAGTTCTATGAGAATTTAATGATATATAAAAGTATGCCAGTTAGGTTAAATCTATGGACAACAGTCAGCGTATTAAACCAACATCAGCTGCCCGAAATAATTAAGTTTGCTAAAAAACATGAAATTGATCATGAGTATGCTTACTTAAAACACCCAAAAGTATTAAGTATTGAGAATAAAGATCAAGAATCCATTGATGCATATATACAAGAACAAAAACAATTGAGGGGTATAGAATGAAAATAGCAATTACAGGGCACAGCGCCGGAATTGGGCAAGCATTGGCCAATATATATATCAATCTCAAGAGCATGAAATTATAGGCTTAAGTAGACGTAATAGCAAAAGCATTTGACATCTACCAAAAAATCAGTTACAATCAATAAAGGAAAAATTGATTGATGCAAGAAGACAATCGCATTTAAAAAGGAAACAAAATGGCAAAAGCATTTGACGTTAGCAAATTTAGAAAAGGCATTACTAAAAGCATTGATGGCATTAGTATTGGCTTTACAGATCCCACAGACTGGATCTCGACCAACAACTATGCATTAAACTATCTTATCTCGGGCGACTTTAACAAAGGTATTCCTATGGGCAAGGTAACAGTTTTTGCAGGTGAATCAGGAGCAGGTAAGAGTTTTATCTGTTCAGGTAATTTAATTAAAAACGCACAAGAGCAAGGTATCTATCCTATTCTAGTAGATACTGAAAACGCACTGGATGAAGCGTGGTTGCAGGCCTTGGGCGTAGACACCAGTGAGGACAAGTTATTGAAATTGAACATGGCCATGATTGATGATCTTGCCAAAATGATCAATGACTTTGTTAAAGAATATAGAGCCATTCCCGAAGACCAACGTCCCAAGGTACTATTTGTTATTGACAGTTTGGGCATGTTATTGACTCCCACAGACGTTAATCAGTTTGCTGCTGGTGACTTAAAAGGTGACCTAGGACGCAAGCCCAAGGCACTCACTGCGCTGGTGCGTAATTGTGTAAATATGTTTGGAGACTTGAATATTGGCCTGGTAGCAACTAACCATACCTATGCAAGTCAGGACATGTTTGATCCTGATGACAAGATATCAGGCGGACAGGGTTTCATTTACGCAAGCAGTATTGTGGTTGCTATGCGTAAATTGAAGTTAAAAGAAGACGAAGATGGTAACAAGATTTCGGAAGTGAAAGGTATTAGAGCTGCCTGTAAGATCATGAAAACACGTTATGCTAAACCGTTTGAAAGTGTACAGGTCAAAATCCCTTATGAAACAGGTATGAATCTTTATAGTGGACTAGTTGATCTATTTGAAGGTAAAGGGCTATTGGCCAAAGAAGGCAACAGTCTTAAATACACACTAGCAGATGGTACTGTGATCAAACAGTTCCGCAAGGCCTGGGAACGCAATGAGGATGGTAGCCTAGATCGAGTCATGGTAGATTTTACTGCTAACCCACACAAAGATACTGGTCCAGCAACAGAAACAGAAGAGGAATCAGTAGAATGACAATAGACGTAGAAGTATTAAGTGAATTATACACTATCATGAAGCAGTACATTCCCAGCAAGGATCGTCAAGAAGCAGCAGACAATCTAATGAGTGTCATGGTTGATGTGCTAGGTGATCAAGAATTGCGAGAATTTGGTGGCACCGACAGCGTATTAAAACGTGCTCTTAAAGAGTACAGTGCCGACGACGAAGAAGATTCTGATGAAGATCTAGATTGGTAAAGTGAATAAATTTTTTCCAATAGAAACCAAAACAGCCTGTCAACTCAAATGGTCGTGGAGCACTATACGTTTATATAACGGCATCAGTAGCAGTTGCCATAGAGCATCCATGGATCCGATCGGGCCAGATTTTAATTTCCACAATACTCCTAGTAAAATACAGGCCAGACATACCATGTTACGCGGCGAATGGCCTGCAGGCGGATGTGAGTATTGTGAAAAAATAGAATTGGCAGGCGGTTCAAGTGACCGGCAGTTTCATTTGAAAATTCCAAATCAGATCCCGCCCGAACTAGAAACCGATCCTGATGCTGTGTCAGTTACTCCTCGAATCTTGGAAGTGTACTTGGATAATGTGTGCAACATGAGTTGCTTGTACTGTTGGGATGGATTTAGCAGTAAGATACAGCAAGAAAACGAACGATTTGGAAGATTCGAACAACAAGGTGTAGTGATAGAAAATACATCAACTGCGCACGCCGATAAAGAACATCTCAAACAACAATTTTGGCACTGGCTCAACGAGCACGGAAAAAATCTTGCACGTCTGCACATACTGGGCGGTGAGCCATTTTATCAAAAAGAGTTTGAGAACATATTGATTTTTTTAGAACGTGGATCGCACCCGGATCTAGAATTCAACGTGGTTTCTAATCTGCAGATAAAATCTACAGTATTTCAAAGTTATATTGATAGAATAAAATCTCTAGTAGAGAATAAACAGATCAAACGATTTGATTTGACAGCCAGTATCGATTGTTTTGGGCCAGAACAAGAGTATGTGAGATTTGGATTAGATTTACCGACCTGGAAAACAAATTTTGAATATGTTGCAAATCAACCTTGGATCACTTTGAATGTAAATCAAACACTGTCGGGATTGACAATAAAGACTGTTCCTGAGCTTCTAAGCTATATCAATGGGCTTCGTAATACAAGAGAAATTGGACATTATTTCTCTACCACTGTGATGACTCATGAGTTTTTACACCCAGAAATTTTTGGTAAAGACTTTTTCAACGATGATTTTTGTGCTATACTAAACCTAATGCCTGGAGAGACCTGGCAACAAAAAGAGGCACGAAACTACATGCAAGGTATATACGATCAAATTAACAGTTGTGAGCGTGATCAAATCAAAATTGATCAGTTGGCAATATTTCTCAACGAAATAGATCGTAGGCGTGGACTGAATTGGTCAAAAACTTTTCCTTGGTTGGTCAATGAGGTGACTGATGTTTTATAACAAAATTGTTGAAAATCTAGGCGAAATTCCTGCTTTTATAGATTACTATGAGCGAGAACTGATTTCTGCCAAAGCTGATATCAAGATACGTGGCAAGGTTGAAAAGGAACTGAGCAACCTGCCCGGCGAAACTGAACACAGATTCAATCAACTACAGGAAATAGAAGCTGTACTAGAACATCTCAATATCCAGCTTAGAAAGATAAGGCAACGTCACTATAAAAAGTACCTAGAAGCCTACAACAGAGCCTTGACCAGTCGTGATGCTGAAAAGTATGCTGAAGCCGAAGACGAAGTGATTGACATGGAAACTATTATCAATGAAGTGGCCTTGTTGCGCAACAAGTGGTTAGGTGTCATGAAGGGCATTGAAAGTAAAAACTTCATGCTAGGTCACGTGGTTAGATTACGTACTGCTGGAATGGAAGATATCACAGTATCATGACAGATTTTAGACAGATGGCACAAGATCTACTAGAAGAGTTTAATCTTTGCTGTCGTGCCAAACCACGCCATAATGCTGTTGATGTGCAGTTAGATAAAGATAGCTGTGCCAAATGGGCCTATCACTTGAACACACAGTTGGGATGGGGCACAGAAAGCGAAATAGCCGAAGCCTGTCATCAACTTGAACCCAGACTTCAACAGTTGAAAGAAAAATTAGTTATGGAAATATTACAAAATGGATCTATTTAAAAACCC